TTGTTCCCCTCAGCGCGATCCCTGCCGAGAACTGCTTAGTGATCGTGACATCCCCGATATGCACCGGGATCGTCACATTCCCCGGCGTAGTGAACGCCGTGGTCACTGTGATCGTCAAAGTGGGTGCGGTCGTGTCGGCGTTCTTCGTCACCGTCACACCAGTGGGTGCGGTCACCTCCGACAGCGTCACAGACGCCGCCACCTGCTCGGCGCCACGCATCGCGATCACCTGCGTGGTCGTCGAACCCGCCAGCGCCGCCGTCGTCGAACCAGGAAACGCGTACGCCTCACTAGTGAGAATCACACTGTAGGCGTCGGTGACATCAACGATTGTTACCTGGTCGGCTGCCTTCTGAGCCATGAAAGGTTTTCCCTTCTAAAAACTTTACGGGGTTTGGAGGACGCAGCGGAACACGACTTGCGCATCCACGTCTGCGGGAGAAACGGTCAGAACGAAGCCGCCCTGGGAGATACGCGAATCATCCGACGACAACACACCAAACGACTCATCATCCAGGTGACGCCACAACCATTCCAAATAGGCACCTGCTCCGAACGTGGCCTGCAAATCAACCACATCCGTCACCAACTGGGAGCCGTACAAAATCGTCACCGACAGCACTGTGGAAACTTGACTATTTTTGAAGACTGTGCCACGCGAACTATCGATCCGCAGCACCACACCGTCTTCGCCCTTACTGCCCGGATTCCCGGTCGTCACCACAGGGGCAGACGTTTCACTCGTGCTGTCCGCGTAGGTGATCGTTGTCCGGCGCCAGATGTAGGAGCCTTCCGACCACTCCGGAGGCTCAGGCGACCATCCCTCAGCAGGAGGCACCGCAGGATCAACGGATACCGCATATTCGTCCACGGTCCCGACCACAGCCTGATCGACCCGGTTACCGAGTGCGGATTCCAACTCGCCAGCCAACTGCTTCAGCGCGTCATCGGCAGCCTGCTGGGCATCGTTGACGGCACCGTCTACTTCAGCGGCAAAATCCCGGACCGATTTCGATATATCCGGTTCCTCACCGTCGCCCGGAGCGATCCAGACCACGTCTCCGTCCGCGCCGAGATCCATCACACCGGTTGGCACGGTCGCATCATTCAACCCTGCCCGACGCACCCGCTCCATCAACAAGCGCGCCTGACGTGCCGGAGAAGGAGTCAAATCAACACGCTTCACTAATCCTCCTGCAACGACACATCCACCGATTCGCTATCCGGGCTCCCAGACGCCGAAATAACCGTCATCAAATGCGTTCCAGCAGACAAATTCCGCTGACCCGCAACAACAAGCTGTACCCTGTCCCCCACATGCCACGACCCCAACACCGACGCCGGATGATCCGCCTGCACAGTCACATTCACCTGCACACGTGGCGCAGCAACCGCAGCCAAATCAGCCTGCGCATGCCGCTGCAACGTGTCAGCGATAGACACCGACTGGTAGGCGCCAACAGACTCCAGCAACGGCATACCCGACTGGATCAACGCATCATTCTGGGCGACCTCGATCAACACACCCGCGCCGTCACCGGCGCCAGTAGCCCACTGCCGGGTAGTGGTCGCCGCATTCGTGGTCACCTCGACACGCGAAAATGGTGAATCCGGGGCGGTCGTGTCCCAGATCAGCATTTGTTCCTGGGGAAGCCACGGCTGATCTTCCAGTCCGTGTACACACAACACGTATGCCCGCCATACGTCATCAACCGGCGTGTCCATGCCCGCCCGCAGCATGAAATCAGGGCCACCAACATAATTAGACAAGTCGTCGATCAACTTGTCTATATCGTTGTTAGACACGTTGAACCCGTCATAGGTTTTCGTGTGCCCGTCATCGTTCGGCATGTCAGCCTGACGCCACGCAGCATTAAACCGGACCGGAAGATTACCGGCAGTCTTCGCACACGCCAGCTTCACCAATTCTTCTTGGATCGTCCCCAACGCCATCTTCGTGAACTGGATCTGAGTGTTCTTGATAGCATCCAGATTCGAGCCATTCCAGTCGTGGGCGGTCGCAATCCTATACTTCAACATTTCCCGCATGCCAGCACCAGGCAGGCTATCGACAGCGAGCTTCGTGTTTTCGTCAACGTTGATGATGTCTTGAGACGGTCTGTTAGTGATCGGCCCGAACACCCAGCCTTCCCATACGGGACGGATGCCACATGTGTGGGCGAGCAGGATGGAACCCTGCCACTCCCGCCACCATTGTGTGGGGATTGTATCCAGCCACCCGTCTGCCAAGTTCAGGGTAACCGCGTCAATATCATTCAGGGTCACATCCCAGGAACCGCCGGTAGCCAAAGGAACCTGAGGCCCGATCAGGCCAGTACGGGTATCGCACAACCATGCAGCCCACACGTCTGCCGCCTCCTGTTAGTCTGCGACGCCCTGATCCCACACCCGGAACACGCGACCGATATACTGCGTGGTCTCCTGTCCGGGCGCATTCCGCGAGTTGTAGTGGAAGACGGGTGCAACACCATACGTGTTACACGACCTCACATGCGCCGTATGGGTGCCCTCAGACAACTCTGTGGTGAACTCCCACCGCTTACCCTGCCAAACATTGTCCAGACTGAACTCGCAGCCGGAACCAGGCAAATCAACGCCGTCGATACGGAAGTTGATGAACCATCCTCCGCGATCCGCCACGCCACCGGACTGAGCAGCCGAGATGCAGCCGGAGAACTCCAACTTAACCAACCGGTCTGTTGGAAGATAGAACGTTACCGGCTGCTCCGTATACCACTGCCACGGTGTACCACTGCCAGTACCATCCATCTCATTAACGTTTTCACCCAGAAGGCCGAGAGACGCGCCGTACGGCAAAGCGAACTTGCGTCCCCACACGCTCGTTGTCGCAGTCGTCGCAGTCGTCCCCGATGGAACAGTCCTCTTATCCAACACGCACACGCCAGCAGGTGCGTCGGTCTGTCGGGCGACGTTCACCTGGCCGTCCGCGTCCGCGAAAATAACATCCGTAGCAGTCCCCGACGCTGGAGCGGTCGTGAAACCAGTATCAAGATTGTCCCAAGCCACAAACACGGCACCGTCAGCAGTAGCGACCAGGCCGACACCGGCAGCCACATGGTAAGCCATCGTCGCCAAACCGGATACGGCACCACCGCCGATGACAGGACTATCGGGCGAGTTCGTATACTGTGCCGCGATAATCTTCTGCACAGTCGCCGGAGTAGTACGCGCGCCACCAGAATCAGCAGGTGCACCATATTGACCCATACAAAACCCCTTCTACAGGTAACGATCCCGCACCACGAAATCGGCATACCCAGAACCAGCCTGCAAAGGCTCGAACACAGGCGCAACCACACCGTCAGCCGGAACACTCCAAAAATCCCGTGAAGTCAACGCAAACGACTGATCCGCGCCACCCACAGTGACCGAATGAGTCGCAAAATCGACCAGCACAGGCGTGGTCGGATAGCAAGGACGCCTCCACACAACCCACCTGCCGTGACCATCACCAAGCCGGAACCCGGACGGGAAATCACCCAGCACGGTGACAGTCGGGAACGCTTCACTGTTCCCTCGGTTCACGATCTGCGTCGTCTCCACATCCGACGTCCCCCAAGTAAGCACGTCACCCTCGGAGAACAGCGGCCACACCAAACCGGCATCACCAGAACCCGACGACACCCGCACAGACCGTCCAGCCGAATACAGATACGGGTCATCTGCGTACAGCGGGATCTCCCACGAAACAATCCGGCCATCAATCCCGCCGAACCGGTCGGCATCAATCGTGATCTTTATGGTGCCGTCAAGCTTCACATCGCAATACAGCCAGTCGCCACCATCATGCCGTCCGGCCAACACGCCGAACGCATTCCCGGACTCCGGAGAAGGGAACAGGCCCGACAGGCGGCGGGCCACAATCTCTGCCGCCTGCCGGTCATCACAATCCGTGATGCCTGAGGCCGTCAATTCACGGCCTGTACGCCAAACAGGCGTCTTCATAGTCCCGTTCCCAAGCCGATCGGTGCGGTCAGAGCGAACCCCAACCCCACCAAGCCAGCCCTCCAAATCCATCAACAACTGGCCAGACTCCACACCAGTGACAGCCTCAACCACAACACCGGCGTTATCCGTCAACCTCATCGTGAAAGCCATCAGCCGAGCCCCCCAACAAGAATCTTTGTCACCTCATGGGTGAACTCCTGCGCATCACGGTTAGGCGACACCGTCGCCGGATAGGTCGGATAGTTGTTGACCACCAAATCGCCACGGTTAGCGAGCCAGCCTGTACGGCTACTCCCGTCCGCGTTCGGATAGCCAAACGCGTCCTCGATCAGACCAGCGAAACCGCTAACCTGGTCTTTGATAGGCTCGAACCCGACAGTCAAACCATCCTGCAACGACTGCATGATCCACATGCCATTAGGCTTCAACAGACGCTTATCGTAGGATTCGGGACCCTTATGCTTCTCAATCCACTCACCCAGACTGGAAATCCATTCCTGGACTGTCCGCCACTTCGCGAGCAAACCATCCCACAAGCTACTGATAATGTTTCGGCCAGCCGAACTAAGATCGACATCGAAAGCGTTCTCGATGTACCGCTTCGCATCAGCCAAAGAACTCTTCACATTATCGATAGCGCCTTCAATGGCCCGCACAGCAGCGTTGTAGGCGTTCTTCACATCCTCCCAAGCTCGCTCATTCCCAGCCGAAAAATCGTTCACGGCACGCAGCAAGTTGAGAATGAAATCCATCACGTCAAGGATGACGGGCATCCAGTCGTTCAAGATCTGTGCAGCCAAACGGACGGCAGGAGTGAACTTACCGACAGCGGCATCCGCGATCATCGGCAGCAATTCGGTGCCCAATTGGAGAAGCGGTGGAAGAAGTGGGCCAACAGCATCCAGCAACTCAATCGACGCTTTCGCCAAATCAAGCCATTGCGGAATCAATTCAGGCAGAGACGCTATCAACTGGACAAGCGCGTCACCCAGCGGGTCCATAATTTCGGTCAGTGTAGCCGACAAACTTGGCATAATCTGAAGCAGAGTATCGGCCAAAGCCACAAGCAAGGTTTGGATAACTGGAAGCAACGCTGTTATCAACTCTGAAATCGGTGGAAGAAGAAGCGCCAGCGAATTACCGATAGCCTCAAGCAGATAGGCGGATACTGGAGCCAACGCCAGCAGAGTCTCAGCGAATGTCGAGGACGCATCAGACGTAGTCGCAAGCGCGGTAGCCATCGCTTCAAGGAACGACCCAAGATATACGCCGACCGCACCAATCACTTCACCCAACGGCTCGAAAACCGGCTGCAACTTTTCGGCAGCAGAGGCCAACCCCTCGAAGAACGCGATTATTCCACCCTGGAATGCGGGGTTTTGGAATACGGTAGCGATGCCATCGAGCAGGCTACCGATGGTCGAACCCGCGTTACTGAAAATGGATGCCAGCATGGTTGGGTCGATAGCCGAAAACACGTTATCGATACCAGTAGCAATGCTACTCATACCAGCGCTTATACCATCGAACACGGTCGTGAACCCGGCAACGAACTCCGGAGACTTCATGCGGTCCGACAGATTCGACAGCGTCCTATCAAGCGCTTCCAAACCGGGCATCTGAACGTGATTACTCAACATCGCATACAGTGTCGAAAGAATATCGAACGCACTGCCCGCAACCGAACCAACCAGGCCCAGTGTGGTGATACCGTTATCGATCCACTCAAACAACTTGCCGTTATCGTTCGCACGATTAAGCCAGTCATCGAACTTCGCGGCAACATCAGAAATCCATTGGCCGAACCGAGGAAGATAGGTCGCCCCGACCTCGCCCAGAATGCCGATAGCATCACCCAGCACGCCAGCCGCACCAGTAGAGTTACGGATACCCTCCGTCAGGTTGTCGAACATGCCTGCCATGCGCGGAACCACGTTCGCGCTGATCGAGCCCGCCAGGACGGCGAAGAAGTCGCCGTAGGAGTCCGACACGTCCGACAGGCCGCGATCCAGTTCAGGCAGAGCATTCTCCGCCAGACTCCGGAACGGCTGTTCAGCCTTCGCCCAGAACGCCGCAGACATAGAATCCTGCAACGCGGTGAACCGTGGCCCCAGATCCTCCAGCACCGTGCCGATGTCCTTGAACGCAGCCGACAGAGCCACACCAGACACCACAGCCGCGCCAATGAACGCCGGTGCAGCCAGCAAAAGCCCGCTCACCTTCGCCAGGTCGCCCGCAAGAACGATGAGGCTGCCAGCCGCAGCGAACGCTGCCGTACCAATACCGGCGATCCCGGTCGCAACGGCCCCATACTTCGGAGCGTTGATGTCCAGGTTCCCGGCGAACTCTTTGAACTGCTTCCACTGATCGAACAGAGCCCGACCACCAGACACACGGAACAATGACTGAGACAGAGTCTTGCCCGCTTTCAACGCCATCTGCCCCACCAACTGCTGCCACGACGTGACAAGTCCAGCCTGACTCTGCTTATCCATCGACAGTTGTGTCTTAATAGGGTTGGCGGCAGCAACAGCCTTCAACTGAAGAATGTGCCCGCGCAGCAAGATCTGCTGCTTCAATAAATCGGCGCGGCTCAACGTTGTATGAATGGTAATCTCGTTGTTTTGGGTCAACCGCTGCTGAACAGCCTTCAACGCTCTTTCGGTAGACGCCAGGCTCGACGGATCATACTTGTACGACCACTTAATCGGTTCTGCGCTAGCCATCTTCTTCCGCGCCTCCGCCTCCGCCAGCGCGGCAGACAACGAAGCGTTATTGTTGGCGTAGTTGATGGTGTACTCGCTGACCTCAGCCAGGCGGCGCTTCAACCTACTCAAATCGATGTTGCCCAGCGAGTCACTAGCATCAGCAACAGCACCGTTGACGGCGTTCCGTATATATTCGGATAGATGCTTACCGAACGTCGTCTCCAAACGGCTGTCAACCGCGTCGATCTGATACTGCAACTCGTCAAGAACACGCTCAAGTTCCGAAGCATCAACGCTGTCAAGGTCGGGACCAAAATCAGAGAGTTCCTTCCGCAACTCCTCCAACCGCAACACGGCATTTGCTTGATCCAACGTCACCTTGTAGTCGATGTCATATCGGCTAGCGATCATGTCGAGTTCTTCAGCCAACTGCCTAGCAGCGACCTTTGCGCGCTCCTCGTCCAAGTCAACATCAAAATGAACGGTTTCACCGGAAGCCTCAGCAGCTTCTTCTTTCGCGTCGTCCTTCAACGAACCCGATAGTGTCGCAGCGATCTCAACCGGATTCTTTTTGTAGTGTTCCTCAATCTTTTTGAGGTCACTCTTCAGGTCCTCAGCGAACCTGGACACATCGGGCAGGCCACGGATTCCGACCGCGCCAACAGTCCTTACACCATCCACTGGCACCCCCACCTACGGCAAAAAGTCACGCCTGCCCCAAAGCGCGCAAGAAATCGTTCGGATTGAAATCCTTGATCGTCGGCGCAAACAAGTGCGCATCAGACGAAACCTGGCGTTCAGGCCACGGATACAGATTCGGTTTCGACTTCCCGAACGACGCGAAAGCCTGAATCAACAAGTTATAGATAGAAATAGTGGCCCGAGTAGTCTCATCGACCCCAGCCCACCGGTGGTCCCCGCCATTCACCGCGACAAACATGCGAGAACGCGGGTCAGCGATATGCTGCTCTACGATGACAAGCGCACGACGCGGAGACACCTTGCCGAGCCAAACATCATCCAAACTGATGTGCCCGAACTCGGCAAGGTCAACCTCAACCGCATCCCCGTATTCGTCTACTAGCTCGCAGAGCGCACGGATTCCCCCATAGCCTCCACATAATGGAGATACACCTTCATGTACACTTCGGCACGCGCAAGCAGCGGAATCCTGATACGCCACGCCTCAAACTCGTCGGAGTCAACGAACAGTCGCGGAAGAATAGCTACGATAGGCTTCAAGAATGCCACCAGACCGCCCAGATTGTCTTCTGTGGCAGCCACGTCAGACATTCGCACATCATCCATAATCGCTAGAAGCTCCAACTGTACGTTGTCCGGCAATGCAAGCGGATGAATCAAATCCGGCAGTTCATCTATCAGGGCTTCCCACTCGCGTACACGCTTCGCACGCGCGGCAGCAGTCTCCTTCTTCTTCGGCGCAGCCTCCACCACAACGGTGTCGTCAACATTGGCCGTATCAGCCACAGGGGTCCCCTTCACTCAATCCGATAAATTAGTTGCCAGCCGCGAGGAAACTGGCCTTATAAATCGCCATCAGGCCAGACTTGCCGTTAGCGGTCAGAGTCGCAGACGCCAAAATCGACAGCGCCAACTGGATCTCAAAGAACTGCTCAGTAGAAACCGAAGGCGCGTCACCGATAGTGACCTGAATCTTCGGCATGTAGAACAACATCGAATCAGTAGAATCCTGGAACAGGATCACACCCTGACCCGACTTCGGCTGAGGCGTGGCAGGCACAATGTAGCGGCCACCAACCTCATCCAACTGGCCACCAAACGCCAGATCGAGAGTGTCGCCGGTAACCTGCAAAGCACCAATCGTGGCACCCCACGTCAACGCCCCATACACGACACGAACCGCGTCCCGATACCACGTATTCAACTGGGTGGTATCCCCGCCATCCTTCGAGAACGCGATAGTGTTCTCAGTTGAAGTGTGGCCGATATCAATCCAGCCGCTAGGGGCTGTCGCGTCCAACGCGAACGCGGTCAACGGGTCAGTGGGCAGCGTAGACCCTTCCTCACCGAAAAAGAACGTGCCATGGCCAGGCACGATAAGCGAACTGTCCACTGCGGACATACCTTCTCCTTACTTTCTGGCATAAAAAATGCCGCCCAAGCAGGACGGCTAACGAAATTGGTTACGTAGCAGCTACGAACCTGTAGTTTTAGAGATGAAAGTGCTCGTCAGAGAACGCCAGCATCGAAAAGATGCCTGTCCACTGGGCAATCGGTTTCCCGATCATCGCCTTCGACTCGCCATGTACTTCCGCGAACAGTGAAATGTTCCGGACCCAACGCACGCCACCCAAACCGGTGACATACCTGGTGGTCTTCCAGCCGTGCAAGACGTGATAGGCGGCTTTCGCGGCATCCTCAGCCGGATCGGCTCCGATACCAATAGCGTTCACAGTCAACGTGAACGGCCACAATCCTTGATCGTTCGCCCCAGCACCTTCACCTGACGTGTAGAACAAGATGAACGGCAGTTCATCGACGTCGTTCACTTCGAGGTCCCGGACCACACCCACACCTTCAGGCAGGTCCTCCAGGAACGCCTGATACAGGATCGTGTTGTACGGAACAAGATCGGCTCCAAGCTCAGAGGGCACCCAAAGCCCCCCTCAACACGTTCTTCGGGGCCTGAGTGATGACCTTCCCTGTCGGCTGCCCATTACGATCCTTCTGGATGTAGGTGGCGCCGAACTCGATAATGATCATCTCCGGATCGGTCAAGTACACGAGCCAGTCACGGATCAACCCAGACCGGAGCGGCTTACCGCCAATCATCGTGTCTGTCCGCTCAACCCGAATCGACCGCATGAAATTACCCGTCTTAACGGACTGTGCGGCCCGCGAAGCGACCCCCGCATACATGCGTGGCCCCAACGTTTTAAACTCGGCAGAATCCGCCACAATGGCCGCAGCAACCCACGTAGCGTTGTCGTACACCTTCGCCATGCGGCCCCCCTACAGTGAAATGCCTTCCTCATCCAAACCGAACCGGTACAGCGACACCCGAACAAACTGGACACGCTGCAACCGTTTCGGCGGATCGTGACGAGGAGACAACGGCGACCGCGCCACCTCACCCTCAGTCAAAAACTCGTAGCCGTCATGAAACACATGCGAATGCACATCGCCAGGCCAAGACCGCGCATACACGACACGCAGATTCTTCAACTGCAAACCATTCTGGGGATACTCTTCAGCATCAGACCACGACCGGGCATCCTGAACGAAAGCCGGAACCCGTATCGGGTCACCGTCTTTCACATACTCGGTCGTTCCCCGCAAAGTTCGCTGAGCCGTATAGTTCTGCACCCACACCACATGCGGCAGATTCCGCAGAATCGACATGCGATCACCACCACACAGTTCCGCCGCCGAGCGGCGCAACAGGCACATCAACAGTGCCGACCGCCAGCCCTTCACCGGCCCCCGTCAACGCCGCAACCTCTTCCGGCAAATATGTGATGTAGCCCGTCGCAACCTTCTGCGACGTCTTGTACTGATAGTTACCCAACGTTTCGTCGTAGATACCCTCAGGGTTCCGGAGCACCCGCAACACCACATGCGCCACAATCCGTTTGAACGTGCGCGCAGTGAGAAGACTCTCACCCAGCCGGTACTCGACCGCCGAACCCCACTTGACCTGAATGTCGTCAACAACATCCTCGATCAGGGTTTCGACAGCCACCTGGCTACCAAGATCGGTGAGGCTACCTTCCAGGTAGCGGGTGTCCACGTCCGCGAAGGTGACCTCAGGCAAAGCCATCCCGACTCCCTCCGGTCAGGATAGGGGCACCAGCCGATGCCCCTATCCCATCAACGACTTACGCGGTGACGACAGCCTTCAGGATCGAGCCAGGAGCACGCAGCAAAGGCAGGAACTCGGCAGCGCCACGGATGGCATAGCCGGTCGGGTCGTCCTCGTCGAAAGCGGCAACGAACACGCCAGAAGTTTCGGACGCGCCAATACCGTACTTGGGCTGCTCAGCCTCCAGGGTCGGAGCGATATGGCTTTCACCGACAGCCGAACCAGTCACCAGGTCCACGTTCTGCGAAGGCAGAAGGAACACAGTATTGGTCGGGATCACATACGAGGTCGCGCCATCGTAGGAGTGGATCGCGTTCTGCACGTTCGACAGAACCTTCAGGAAGAACCCGTCCGCGTACAGCACCGAGCGGACCTCTTCTTCCGACACCTCGGTGATGAGGTCGGTGCCGCGCCGCAGAACACGCTTGATGATGTCCACGTTGTGAGTGAGGCCAGTCAAAACCGACTGGGCCAGGTACAGCGTGTCGCTACCACCAGTGATGTCCCGCCAAGTGCGCAGGTCACCGATCGGATCAGAACCGTCATCACTCCACAGGTCAGTGCCGGTGAGAGTGACCGCGTTCGCTGCCGGACGGTTGAAGTCAACAACCTGCTTGTAGCCCGACTCCGACAGGTCGATCTCGCCGCTATCCAGCAACTCACCAATCATCATGATCAGCAAGTTCGCGAACTTCTGGCCGAGCAGGCGGGCATTCGACTCGAACCATGCACCAAGCTGCTCAGCAGTCGGAGACGAAATCAGGTTCAACTCGTCCACAAGCTTCTGCTCAGACGTGCGGGCGGTCTGCCCCGACACGACCTGGCCCCCAGCCTGCTCGTCGCCACGCGGAGCGGTAGTACCGCGACCGGTCAGCTTGGAAGCCTGAGCCGGAGCCGCCGCAACCGTCTGCGCCAACTGAAACTGGCGGATATCGCGCGCAGTCAGCGGGAAATACGACGCGAACGGAAACTGATTGAAAGTCGCCTCGAACGTGGCACGCGCGATACCAGTCAGAGCCGATGCAGTGCGAATGCTATCGCTGTAAGCCATTCAACTACTCCTTAATGAAAACGAACACGCCGGAAGTCGGGAACGTCGAGTCAATGACCCGCTGAGCCGCCACCGGCAGATACTTCGGGACGATGGTTTCCCGAATCGCGACAGTCACACCCGACTCGTCAACGCCATCAACATCGACACCGGTCTGATCAGAAATGAACCCGGCCAACGAAACCTGGTCCGCAATATTCGCAGCAATCGCCAACGGAACGTAGTAGCCAGCCGCACCAGTCTTCTCGGCCAGAGCAACACCAGACGGAATAACCCCGTTGTCATCAATCAGGGCAGTGAAGTCGGAGGCAAGAATGCTGCCTGCAACGTTCTCCTGATTGTCGCCGCGAGTACGCCGCCACTTGTCGCTCGAAGCGCTGGCAGTCTGAGTCGTCTGAATCGCAAAGTTCAACTTTGCCATTTACTTCTCCTTCAAAATCTTCGCGAGGCGCTGAGCCTCAACATCCTTAGCGGCAGACACACTGTCCACCTTGTTGTTCTTAGGCGGAGCCGAACCAGGATTGTTGAAATCATCCAGAGAGCCCCGCTTCTGGCTGGGATTTTGCGCAGTCACCAGGTTCGCCACCTTCTGAATCGCGTCAAGATCCAACGCACCGTCCTTCACGAAAGCCGTCTGAGGCAAAACAGCAGTCAACACCGCCAAATCCTCCTTGGAACGGCCAGTCAAACGAGCCAACTCGGATTCGGCGGCAACAGCCAGCCCTTCCGCACGGCCCGCATTACGGGCATCCTCAATCGCCTGCTCGCCAGCATCTTGCGAACCATTCACCTGCCGCTCCAACTCCCTCACACGGTTCTCAGCCTTACGCTTGTGATACTTGTGATATGCAGCCTCCTGCTCAGCCGTCATATCCTTGATCGGCGTGTTCACAGGGAACCCGTGAGGACCATTAACAGGCGTCTGAGGCGCGGCACCAGCATCGGTGTCAGAGTCCTGCCCGCCGTTATCCGCACCGTCAACATCATCCGGTGCACGGTCGCTATCGGGACCATCCTCGACACCGTCAACATCATCTGGCGCGCGATCACTATCGTGATCATTGACCTTGCCCATCTACAACATCCTCCATATCGGATTCACTGATTACACATACGAAAGCGCAGTCGCGGCCATCGCCTTATGCGCGTTGATAATCGCGTCACTGCCCCCGGCAGCGACACGTTCGGCAGCGATTTCCGCAACCGTCTGCCACATGGCAGAAGAATCGTCGGCGTCCCTATAGCGGGTAGTCAACGGATCAAACCTGTCCTTCGCGTTCTCGGGCACCAAGATCTGGCCCAGTTCGCCATGCGGAACTTCAAGAAAACGCAACTTCGACAACTCAGCCGCATACGTCGATCCAGCAGCCGCATACAAGCGATCAAGATCAGCCTGGTTCAGAAAGAACCCCGGATCGCCAGCCCCACCGAGATCCCCGATAACGGAAGCGAACGTGCAATGACATCCGTCATGCAACGCCGCAAGTTCCTTCACCTTGTACACGCGGCTCGCAGCCGCAATACACAGGCCACACGTGCCCGTCTTCGACAGTTCCGGATGGATGATGCGGCGCAAATAGGTGACGCCAGGAGTAGCCCTCGCAACCCGCTGTTCCTCGTCACGGGCGGCAAGCTGCAACTCCATCTCCGCCAACCCGATCACCCGAGCAACCAAAGCCTCAATAGCCGGATCAGACGCTTTCAAACGGGTCGCAGCCCCGCCAGAAGACACCTGGGTAGCAGCAGACTTCACCTCGGCCTGCACAGTCTCCACAAGCCGCACACCAGGGTTCTGGGAGGCGATATAGCGGAACTGTTCGGCGGGCCGATTCCAAACGTCGTAAATGTTTGCCCCGCCACGCGGATACGACTTCCCGACATCCGCAGACGACGGCACCTGCCCGCCAGCCTGACGAATCAAATACCGTGATCTCGTAGACGCCAGTACACGAGCCCGGCGCATAGCCGCAGCAACAACCACAACACTCTGCGCAGACGCGGCAGACACCGAAGCGCCGTCGTACGGGTCAGCCGACTGCCAGATCCTTAACAAGGCAGACACCAACGCCACCGACAACTTCGCTTGCGCCGCCACCGACCGCTCAACCAGGGTGGCTATCTGGGCTAGGGTTTCCTCATCCAAGACCCACCGCCCCTAGCAGTGCTTCCTCTTGCCGGTCGATCTCAGCCTGAGCGCGCTCAGCCGGAGTCATTGAGAACACATGCTCATCGATCCAGCGTTGTGTCGCGCCCCCGTTCTTCGCAGCAGACGCGGCAGAACCGATCTCCTGCAACGATGCACGCCGCAGCGGAGCCCACATAGCTTCGATCTGCGCCGAGTCGGCACGGACCCAATCGTCAAGAGACTCGAACGCGTACCCCATCGCCAACGCGATCCCGACCTCAGCCTGATCGTTCATCGCGGAAACCTGGTCCTGCAACTTGTCAGACGCTAGAGACGCACCCTCAGCACTGTTGTTCGCTGAATCAGACGACAGCATGTAATACGGTGTCGAAGTGAAAGCCGCCAACTTCCGGATCTCATCGTCCCGAAGGTTCTTGATCCCAGTCGGATCGACTGGGCTGAACTCCTGCAACTTCCCGTCCGATGGGAGACGCCACAACGCGGCAGGACCGAACTTGAAGATGTCGGCATAGTTAACAGGTTGCCCAGCCCTGCCGAGAGGATCATCAGCCGGATAAGTGCTCGGCATAGTGCCAGACACGGCAGCTTGCCGGAACGCCTGCGTCACCACGATCTGCGTTAGCTGCAACGTCAGATAGTTGACTCGGTCAATCGAATCAAGGTGCTTCTCCCACACACCCGCACCTGAAGGAGTCTGCAACCGGACCACCGGGACACTCGAAAACGGCAGGTCGTCCTGGACGTTCACCCATTCCCACTGAATGCCAGGGTTCCACACCTTGCCATCAGTAGGTATCATGCTTTTCTCGCCCACCCGCATGATGGCCTTCTTGCCCACCACCTGGCCAGATTCGTTACGGCGCCACAACTTGATCTGGTCCACACCAGTGACAGCGTCGTAGCCGACCTCGATAGCGACCTCAGTCAGCCACGGTTGACGTGCATTCTGAAACGTGTTCGCCCAAATCGGGGAAACCGGACGGAAGGAAGGACGCACCTGTCCCAGGTCGCTATCAAAATGATCAACAACCAGATAACCGTGGCCGAAGTCAGCTACATCATTGAACAGGTTGTACGCCATCGAAGGCATGTGTGACGCCTTCCAAAGCGTCCACGCATCTGAGTCACCATTACTGTCACTGGGTGACGCCGTCCGAAAACCAATAATCTTCTGCTTCCCGGTACGCGCATCACGCAACAACTCGACAATATGTAGCCGATTCATGTGCATGAATCGTGTATACGCGTCACGCTCAGCGCCGGTGAACGCTTCATTTGGAAGCATCGCCTCACCATCACGGTAAGACTTCAACTCATACAAGTGCTCAAACGACGAACCAAGCTCAGAGGCAAGGCGAACAAGCCACCAATCATCACTACCAACAACATCTGTCTCGGTCAGCACACCAAACCCCCAATCACCGAACGAATGCCGGAATATAGTTCTCATCCGGTTCCGCCGCCAACGCCAAAAACCGGGCACGCGCCTCAAACGCCAGCACGGACGCCATAGCCGCATCAATCTTTTTAGGAGAAGACTTCGATTCCTTCATAATCACCTTGCCGCCACGCCGATCCACGGCCCGAGCGTTAAAGAAGTGCCGCCGCAACGTGTAATCGATCGGCAACACTTCATCATCAGCATCACGACGGTCCGGAAACCGGATATTCTTCAACGTGATGGCCGTCTCAACACGCTCCACAGCGGGAGCAATATACGAATCATTCTTAGTCCAAAACTTGATCGCATACTTCCCGGCCTTCACGCGAAGATTGTCGCCAAACTCGTTCTCCCAGTCGGCAACCTTCTCCTGCCAATACGGCGGATCAGCGAAAAACCCGACAACGTCATACTCCTTGAACGCCGCAGCAACAGCCGCATCAAACGCGTCCTGGTCCACAGACCACGTCACCGCCTCCGGGCCATCAGGACACTCATCGATACGCAGCGGAACCAACAGCCCATCAGACACCCTGCACGCCACCAACGCCGTAGCATCATTCGTCACAGCGCCATCAAAGCCAAGCGTGATCCGCTCGCCGGGCATCAAATAGTCGCCACACAACAACGGCGTAATAGCCTGAGGCTCAACCCACGCATCAACAGGAGCCGCAATATCGTTCAGATAGTAGCGTTTCGCATCCCGCATCGACGTTCCATCACGCGGATCATAAATTTGATCCATGATGTAGTCAGGATTATTCCACGCAATAGCTTCGCCGTAAGCCTCAATCAGCTTCGCGCGCAACAACTTCTCACCGGCATCAGACTTATCGACAAACTGCTCGTCCGTCATCTCCGCGAAACGATGATCAAACAACAGTTTCGATCTGCGAGCCCGACCCTCCTGAATCGCCTTCGCATACGAATATGTTTGCTCAGCAATCGAGTTCTCGCCAGGCGCGTACATCGTGGAAGTCTCCAAAAACCACTTCTCGCGATACCCCTGCACGTTCTTACCCAAATTACGGCGGGTAACCCCATACATGTTCCGCAACGTCGGCGTCGTATACAGGTGCGTCTCATCGAACTCAAGAAATGTCTCAAGACCACCATCCTTCGATGACGCGCCAGCCGTCGAAGGAATGATCGTCCCGCCGTCAGGCAACAGAATCCGCGACTTGCCCGCATCCAGCCCGTAAGCCTTCTGCTCAGCCAACGGACCTTCAGTCAAGTTCGTGAAAACAGTCTCGTAGACGTTCCCGACCTGACCCTCTTCCGTAGCCATCAACCGCACAAGCGGCTTCCGGACAGGCGTCCCCATAGCCTCGCCAGGCTCATACGTGTACGTGCGGCCCTGGAACGTATACTCTTCGCCGCCCTCAGCCCACCCATCAAAACGGGCAGGCCCCAAAGCCTCAAGCAAAGCTATATACGCCGCGACCCCAGACTTGTTACCGCCCTTAGGTCGCGAAAAGAACGCCGAGTTATGGCAACGATGCCCAGACTCATCCAACGCATAGCACCAGCCGACAAACGATGCATACTCGTCACCGAACTGCACCAAATCGTTCGCGGCGTCCCCCGAACCACCAACAAGGACAAAGTTCTCAATCCACCACACAGCAATGCGGCCAAGAGATCTATTCAGCAGATCAGCACCCGGCGCGGTAATCAGCGTCCGAGGCATAACTACTCCGCCCCAGCGATACGCTTCCACCGCGAATGAATATCAATCACGGGCGCGTCAACCGCGTCATCACCAGCCCCGACAGGCGATACATCCGGCACAACAATCTCAGACCGCAACCGCAAACGATCCTCAGGAGTCGCACCAAACTTCGCCACACGCAACCGAAGCTCAGCAGCAAAATCCCAACGCCCCTGAGACCACATCTTGTGATGCATCAACGCCGTGTCAAGCAGAAAATCCCAATCCGGCTCAGACAACATCCTCGAAGCCTGAGGCGAAGTACGCCAATGCCTCCACCAACGGACAGTCTGAGGATGCCACTCCTCACGAATCGGCAGTCCATCCAAATCCCACTGAAGCTCACCATCAAGCTTCAACTGAGGCAACACGTCATCCGGCAGTTCAAACCCCATAGGATCAGAACCGGCCACCAGCTTCGTGAACTCAGGCCGCTTATTCCTACGAACAGCATCCCTGTCCGGAATGCCACCAGAGCCAGCCACATAAACCACCCCCAACAGCAAAACGGCCCAACCAAATAGATGAGCAAAACGCTCTAGGCGGGGTATGGATGGTCCAGCCGAACACCACTCTTCAAGAACTCGACACGGCAACCAACGCAACACCACTTCTGCCTATTACGGTTCCGCCAAACCGGACGGAACTTCGCGGTACAACCCGCGCACTGCCTGACAGGCGCAACGCCGTAGTCATAAGGCAACCGATACCCACGAGTACGGTAAGCATCACCGCATTCGTCACAACAAAACCGTTGATTCGGGCGACCATCAATACGCTTCGTACAACCCCGGCAAGGCCGAGGCCCAAACTCGCCAACAGAGACGTAATTCCGGGGCATAAAACTCACTTCCTAACAGGGGCGATTTCCCCCAGACCCGTACAGACAGCGAGCTAC